GACCTATCATCCTACTTGACCGCAAGCAGTACAGATACTTTGACTAACAAGTCTGGTAGTAATTCCCAGTGGACTAACGATGAAGGGTTTACGACTAACGTAGGTACGGTTACTCCTTCAAGTACTGATGTGTTTACCAATAAATCTGGTAGTAATTCTCAGTGGACTAACGATGAAGGGTTTACGACTAACGTAGGTGACATCACCGAAGTGGTTGCCGGAACCTCATTATCAGGTGGTGCTACAAGTGGTTCAGCAACACTGAACGTAGCAAACGATGGTATTACTGCGACTCAACTTAGTGTAACAGGAAACGGAAACGCTGGTCAGGTATTATCATCTGACGGAGACGGAACTTTCACTTGGATCGCTAGTGGCACTGGTGGTGGCATATCCCTGACAGATCTGTCAGTAACAGTTGCGGCTGTTGGTACTGCAAACCTCGCATACAATGACCTCACTGGTGTCTTTACATATACTCCACCTGATCTGACAAGTTACTTAACAGAAAGTAGCACATCGACTCTGACTAACAAGTCGGGAAGCAATAGTCAATGGACTAACGATGAAGGTTTCACTACCAATACTGGTACGGTCACTCCTTCAAGCACAGACGTGTTTACTAATAAATCTGGAAGCAATAGTCAATGGACTAACGATGAAGGTTTCACCACTAACGTTGGTGACATCACCGAAGTCGTGGCAGGAACAGGTTTAACGGGTGGTGCTACAAGTGGTTCTGCTACTTTAGATATTGATTCGACCGTAGTGACACTAACGGGAGCACAGACTCTTACTGATAAAACATTAACCTCTCCGGCTCTTACTACTCCAACTATTGAGGGTGGTACTAGTGATTGGCAGTTCTCTGTATCTGGTGATGACCTCATCATTAGTTACGGTGGTGTCTCTAAGGCAAAGTTAACGACAACTGGTGACCTCGTTGTAACAGGGAACCTGACAGCGTTCGGTACTATCTAATGGCACTGCCTACGAGTGGTACTATAACACTGGACGAAATTCATGTCGAAGCTGGAGGTACTACAGGTACTCTAGCAACAATAAACGATGTGGATATTCGTGCGTTAATCGGTAAGGCGGCTGGTGTCGAGATGTCCTTTGATGAGTGGTATTCGACCGCATCGGCACAATCCTTCACGGTAACTGAGGGGACAGACATATTTGTTTCTACCGCATACTATGGTTTAAGAAATGGAGGCACCGTTGGATCTGCGTCTCCCACTAATATAACTGTCGCTGGTAATTCTCATCAAATAAAAGATTCTTTCCGAAGATGTAGTCGTTCGGGTGGTGTTGATGACGATACCACTTCCGTATTTTACTTCGGACTTTATTACACCGCTGCTGATGACCGACCTGCTGATAATTGGTTCACCTCACTTGACATTGATGCTACAGGGGGTACTATAAATATACCTCAATCTACTGCAACCGTCTTCTCCACTGGTAGTGGGGCGACAGGATACAAAGAGTGGCGTTGGTTCTCTAGCGATTTCACAGCACAAGAACTCATTGACCTTTCATCTCAATGGGATGGTTCTGGTACTTCTGACGTAACAATAAACGAGTAATAACAATGGATATCACTCTTACATACGATACTCCTGTCACCGGACAAGATAGACTATCCGGTACGGTAACCTTTGATACAGGTACAGGTGAATTTTCCTGTCCTATTATATACAATGCTGGGACGATGGATCTGCCAGCAACCGAAGCAAGGATGTCCCTACATATACAGGAATCAACAGATCCTGAAACAAACCCCTAATTAGGAAACTATATTATGCCAATTAAGTACAAAGAAGACAGTGAAACTAAAGACCGTAAGACAGGAAAGGTCACAACCCAACGGTTTTTTATACACACTCTTAGCACCCCATCCTTATGGGAAGAGTTCGAAAAGTGCAGAACCCCAAAAGTAAAAGTTAAATTTCGTAATGAACTAGTGAAACGTGGGTTTTCAAATCAAGACATATCAGAACGTCAAGCCTCTTGACAGACAGAGTTGTTTGTAGTATAATACAGTCTTATTCCGAAGTAGCTCAGTGGTAGAGCAGTTGACTGTTAATCAATTGGTCGTTGGTTCGACCCCAACCTTCGGAGCCATAATGCGAGAGTGGTGGAATTGGTAGACACGCAGGTTTTAGGTACCTGTGTCGCAAGACGTGAGAGTTCGAGTCTCTCCTTTCGCACCAATATTTTGAGTAGTTTATTATGAAACCTGATACTAAGTGGTACCCCGACAATCTTGACTGGTATGTGAAGTGGGCAGCAACTGTCTGCATCATCATATCTGTTATGTTTCGACAAGCAGGCCCAGAGTATAGATTTTGGGACTTAGCAGTGGGGGTAGTTGGTACAGGACTATGGGCATGGGTATCAGTGATGTGGGAAGACCGTGCACTGATTATACTTAATGCAGTTATGATGGTAATGCTGGGTTCAGCACTTTTGAGAGAATTTATATGAGCAAACAAATTTACGCACACACTCCCCCTTACACTAATGAGACATTAGAATTTGAAAAATACACGAATGGTGTATCTATGAAAGAACTCGGTGACATTGGTGTCGTAGACTACAAGTTCAACGAGGGTAACCTCATTCAAGAATTTAAGGACTACATCGATTCTACCTATAGTGCACACTATGGTCAGGGTGGGTTACAATCGTCCGAAGTAATCATTGACCGTGGTCATGGCATGGGATTCTTTTCGGGTAATGTTGATAAGTATAACGGCCGTTACGGTAAAAAGGGAACTCCGGTCGACCATCGAAAGGACATACTGAAGATTATTCATTACGGATTCTTGATGTTGTTCGAACATGATAGAGTTAATGATGTGGAGAATAACTGATGGTAGACACAACAGCAGGCGCTAATGCCGGTGCAGAGGGTGGAACTGATAACACAGACACTAGTTTAAACGGAGAGTACCGAGCAGGCGCTGGCATTTATGTAAATGCAAGTGGTCAGTGGACAGACCCAGATGGTAACACCCTAACGGGTGAAGCGTTAATGAGTGCAGAGGCTAATGCGTCTGCGAAATATGGTGTTGGTTATCGAGACGATAACTTATATCTCGAAGCAGTTGCGGAAGCGAAACTTCGTGCAGAAGCTGCATTGAAGGCAGAGTACCAGAATGGTGACCATGCAGTAGGTGTAGAGTTATATGCATATGCAGAACTCTACGCATGGGCAGGAGTTGATGCAAACGCAGGGTCAGATGGTTGTTGGTTTGAGGGTGGTGCAATCGCAGGAGCGAAGGCTGGTGTCGGTAACCGCACTTACTATACTAATGAAAGTCTAGGTCTTGCTGTAGTGAACGACACTTCTGTATCAGTTGGTGCACAAGTGGGTGGAACTATCGGTGGTGGATACCACGTCCCCGACTGGAACAAAGACAGCAAACCTATTACTATTGGTGGGTCAATGAATCTTGCACTTATTGTGGGTGTTAAGACCGAAGGTTCTGTGACTGTAGATGTTGACCCTGTATATGATGTAGGTGAGTCTACTGTCGAAGGGAGTCACAATATCGTAGAAGATACTAAAACCGTTGTCGTAGAGAATATAGTTGCACCAGTACAAGAAACTATCGCTCCAGTAGTTGCACCTGTCCAAGAACACGTTGTCGCACCTGTCCAAGATACGGTCGGTAAGATTGGTGATGCGTTTGGTGGTGGTAAGAAGAAGAAGAAAAAGAAAAAAGGCCCTTGGCCCCTCTAATGTTATACTTAGGACACAAATTTAAAATAGATACGAATGGTTTTGAAGTCGGAGATAATGAACATGAAACATTAGATCTATCCGATCTCCCGTTTGAAGAAGGTGACATATTCGTTTTAGAGAAGACTAAGGATGAGCATATATACCTAAGAAGAATTTGGACTGGTAGTTCAGTTGGTTAGAATGCCGGCCTGTCACGCCGGAGGTCGCGAGTTCGAGTCTCGTCCAGTCCGCCAACTATATTGTAGGTACAATAATGAAAAATATATTAACTATACTTTTATTAGTTTTTCTTACCGGCTGTGCCGGTACTGGATATAATGATTGGGCAGAACAGGAACAGACCAAATACAAATACTTTCTAGCGTTGCAAACAGTGGACTCGTTGCAAACTTATAACGGATTAAAGTGTAACAGTGATAAGTCTTCCGAGTGTATAGAGGAACTAAATCCTCTGTATGGAAAGAACCCCTCACCTCAAACACTTATAGGGGGTAAGATACTGTCCAATCTGTTAATATATGCCGCGCTTAGGGGCGATACAACCTTAATGTCTCGCGAAACATCTCTTAATCTTTTGAATATAGGGACTACGGTAGTAATAATCAATAACCAAATAGTAATTAATAGGTCATTTTAATAACGTATGAGTTTTATAGATATTTTAATAATAAGTATAGTGACTTGCATAGTCATCTACTTTGCTTTTTTTCGAGAAGATTAATTTATAGTCCCGAAATGACTCTAAACTTGTGCTGGTCGTTACGCCCGTCTCCTGAGTAAGAGGTAAACTGCTCCTCCTTCGGGGATTAGCGCAGTCTGGTAGCGCGCCTGCTTTGGGAGCAGGATGTCGGGGGTTCAAATCCCTCATCCCCGACCAATAAATATGGACATGTTATGAAAAGTTTCTTAATTATAGTGTTACTTTTATCCACTAGTGCAGCTGCACAGAAAGTGGGTAAGTATGGCACGGACGACTTCAGGTTCTTACAGAAAGAAATTGAGAACCTAACGCCAGGCGTAGAGTTCATCTTGATGAAGAACGAGGAAGATTTTGATTCCATGAGAAAGAAATTCTTGGGAGCACAGTGGAGGTCTGTAAGTGCTTTCACGTTATGGAACGAAGAGAAGGGTACTTGTAAGATATACATAAAAGACCCTACTTGGAGATACGAACCAGAACTGATTGGTCACGAAGTTGCCCACTGTATCTGGGGAAGATTCCATAAGGGTAAGAAAGGAATGAGGGATTTCTAAGGGTCTGATTCCCCTTTTAAAATAACTGAATCAGTGGTGCCCAGTAGAGCAAACAGGTTTGGGGTGTCGCCAAGTGGTTAAGGCATCGGGTTTTGATCCCGACATCGGAGGTTCGAATCCTCCCACCCCAGCCAAAATAAATCCCCTATAGGGGTTGACAAGTAGTAGTCTTTAGTATATAATACGTAGTAAATGGAGAGTTGGCAGAGTGGTCGAATGCACCTGACTTGAAATCAGACGAACCGCAAGGTTCCGTAGGTTCGAATCCTACACTCTCCGCCATTACAATTGAAAAGAGTTATGAGAGGCTCCTATATTATGAATACTAAAATTGCGTTATTATCATCGTCAATTTTCCTTACCGCTTGTGGTTCCGGTGGTTCTGAGACTACTCCGGTAGAACCTATAACGGTTACTCCGCCCCCAGAACCGACAGCACTTGAAATCTCCATTGGTGAACTCCGTGAGATTATGGACAGAACCTCACCAACAGGTTCCTATGAAGGATATATTCTCCCAGAGAGTGACGACTTCCTAAACATCCCCCAAGACCCCAGTAACCCAATCACTGCCGAAAAGGTGGAGTTGGGTAAGTTCATTTATCACGAGACTGGCATCACTGACGGTGAGATTGAAGGTACGGAAGGCACTTTCTCATGCGCATCATGTCACAATGCTCAGAATGGGTTCAAATCTGGTATTCGTCAGGGTATTGGTGAAGGTGGTGTCGGATTCGATCATCGTATCATTGGTGAAGATGTCAATCCAGAAGACGTTGACGTACAACCTGTGACATCACCTACAGTACTGAATACTGCATATCAAGAAGTCATGTTGTGGAACGGACAGTTTGGTAATGTTATAGGTGGTATTGTCAACATCGGTATTGACCCTGAGAGACACTTCACGGAAGGGACGCCCAAAGAGGCAAACTTACGACAGTTGTCTGGTCTTGAAACACAAGCAGTTGCCGGTCTAAGTGTGCATCGTATGGGTGTAGATGAAGAGAACTCGATACTGACGACCAATGAGAAGTATCAAATGATGTTCGAGGCTGCATACGGCACATCGCAACCGCACGATATGTTGGAAGCAGCTGCATTTGCGATTGCTGCATATGAGAGAACCATTCTCGCAAACCAAGCACCATTCCAAAACTTCTTACGTGGTGACGAAGAGGCATTGACCCTAGAAGAAGTGGAGGGTGCGAAAGTGTTTTTCGGTAAAGGTAACTGCGCCGGTTGTCATAATGGCCCTGCACTATCTTCACCTGTCGGTTCTCTTGCACAAGAAATGTTCATGACACTAGGATTCCATGACCTAGATATGTGGGAAGATGAGATTATTGGTGAAGTCGATGAAGCGACAAAGGAAGGTCGTGCCGGATTCACAGGTGACGAAATGGAGAAGTATGCGTTCAAGGTACCCCCACTTTACAATCTTATAGATACTACTGTATTTGGACACGGTGCATCGTTCACTAGTGTAGAAGATGTAGTACGATACAAAGTTGCGGCAGTTCCACAACACCCTGAAGTTGAGATTACTGACCTCGATTATAGATTTGCTGCACTAGACCTGACCGAAGAAGAAGTTACTAATCTGGTGATGTTTCTAGAGAAGAGTTTACATGACCCAGACCTAATGCGATACGTACCAGAAGAATTGCCTAGTGGTAACTGTGTAACTAACAATGATGAAGAATCACGACGTGACTTAGGATGTAATGACAATGGACAATAATATAGAAGTGATGACCCTTGCAAAAAAATCATTTATAGATAGAGTGAAACGTAAGTCGTCTAAACAGTCACACTATATAGATGTGCGTATAGAACAGTTGACTTTAGAAAGGGACAATCCCAACAATTCGGAAGAAGACTCCAACTGGTATAATAGAATCATCCAAGAGTTAAATTGGGTTAAACAACAAATCATAAAGTAAAGAATTTGCGGAGGCCAGTTATTGGGTCTATGGGTACCCCCCATTGAAGGTAGGTGAAACTCCTACACTCCGCTCCAATATTGCGGGTATAGCTCATTTGGTAGAGCGCAACCTTGCCAAGGTTGAGGCGGTCGGTTCAAACCCGACTACCCGCTCCAATTGACTAATCATATATGATATCAAAATGGTAAGTAGAAAATAAACTAATCATATATGATATCAAAATGGTAAATAGAAAATAAACTAATCACATATGATATCAAAATGGTAAGTAAAAACGACATCACCGGAGACGCAATACAGTCCAAGACGTTATCAAAACAAGGTAGAGATAACTGGGATAAAATCTTCGGCAAGAAAGATAAGAAGGTCGAATCCTCTAAGAAAGAAAAGGTTATAAATAAGACAAAGTAGTTAAGGAAGGTTTTGGGGGCTATAGCTCAGCTGGGAGAGCGTCGCCCTTGCACGGCGAAGGTCAACGGTTCGATCCCGTTTAGCTCCACCACTTTTCAACTAAATTCCCCACTGTACGGGGCTCGGTACTAAAGAGATGAACAATGCGCCAAACATTCGCGCACTAACTTGTTAACTGCGATCTCTCAAACGTGCATGTTAAAAATGCCATAGCAGTAGAGACATAAACCTCTCGCAAGTTAAGGTTCACCAAACCATAAGAGTACCATAAAGAGCCCCGTACTCGTGGGGATTCTTATATGACTAATAAATCTAAATTGGTCATATATCGCCCTTGACAAATCCTCTCCTATATCGTATAATACTAGTATTAAATTGATTAGGTTATATTATGTTTAAACATGTCCCTGTGGAATTGAATGAGATGACTGCCGTAACTACGGACACTGGTCGTCAATACGAAACTCCCGAAGGTATCACCTTACCTTCTATCACTACTGTACTCTCTATACTGTCTCGTGACTCCATTGCTAAATGGCGAGCACGTGTCGGTGAGAAAGAAGCAAACCGTATCTCCTATCGCGCATCTACGCGTGGTACTGCGGTTCACGAAATCTGTGAACAGTATGTCAACAATGACCCTGACTATGACAAGTACATGGCTACGGATATCGATACTGGTGAACAGAAGTTGACCAAACGTACTCCTGATCTAATAGACTCCTTCCTAAAGATTAAACCAATCCTTGACGAACGTCTGACGACTGTCCATGCTCAAGAAGCACCACTGTACTCTACCCATTTGGGTGTTGCCGGTCGTGTGGATTGCGTAGGTGTTTTCGATGGTAAGTTGTCAATCATTGACTACAAGACTTCGATGAAACCTAAACGTCTTGATTGGATTAAGAACTACTTCATGCAAGAGTCTGCATATTCAATCATGTGGGAAGAACGCACTGGAATGCCTATCACCCAACTCGTTACTATTATCTCTGTAGACAATCATGAACCACAGGTGTTTATCGAACACCGTGACAATTGGGTGCGTCCACTTCGCGATACTATTGCCCAATATAACGAAGAAAATAGTGCAAATGTTCTTGACATATAAATAGTATATGTTATACTCTACAAACAAATTAGAGTTAAATATTAAAGGACTTTATTGTGGCATATACATTTTTTCCCAAGTCGGTTTCTGAACTGACAGCTGAACTAGAGAGGAATAGATTTCCGAATGATAATATTTCGGAAATTGTTTCTCTGTATACAGTTCTGGTTAAAGAAGTGGAAATTCCCATCAACATCGATTTTACTAAAAAGTCGAATGTTAATGTCACTAGAATGTTGGCCGAAGATACTACTGTCGCTAAAATAAAACGTGCCGCGAATCTCAGTAAAGTCAAAATTAAGTTTGGTAATGGTTCTTCTGGTAACCGTGGTGTTAATAACCGTGGTAACCTATTCGAACCCCTATTCGCAGATGCCCTGCTTAAGTGGTGGGACGGAGAAAAGGTCTCTGACCAGAAAATGCTCTCTGCGATTGAAGACCTTGATAAAACTTACAACATCAGCGAATCAAAGACCTTAAAGGTAGATGTTGTAGGTGGAGAGAATACTCCTAGACCTATAAAATACTCACCGTCCTTGAGTGTTTCTAATCCAAAAGGCACTGGTACAGATGTTGGTAAGTCAGTAACAGATATAACACTAACCCTCGATGGTGGTAGGGAAATCTATCTCAGTTTAAAATTAGGTACTACTACTACATTTTTTAATCTGGGAGTCAGGAAAGTGTTGACTAAAAAAGAAATTCAAGATGGTAGTGTCGTTAATAAGGACGGTAGAGAACTTCTAGATATGTTTGGTGTTCAGAATGAATTGTTCTGTTCTATCTTTAACGGAGAACTAGAGAAAGGTGTTATAGAGAACGCTAAGTTGCCTAACAGAAAAAAGTTAGAAAACTTTCTTGCAAGTGGTGTTGGCCACAACTATCATATTATACACAAACTATCGGGCACTATTAAATCTAAAGAAATGAACGAAAGGGCGATGAAAGAAGCTTCAACCCTTGTCGGTGTACCCAAGATATATTATGGTGGTAAAACAGGTAAAGGTAAACGTATTGATATCGAGTTTCAAACAAAAACTTATCAATTTAAAATTAACATAAGGGACACCCAAGGTCTTGACGGATATCCTACTCGATTGATGGGCGACTTTAAATATAGGTAAAGGAGATTAACATGGCACAATTTAGTGTAGTAAAACAACAAAATTTATTCAACGCAGACCTCCACGAAGTGGTGATGATTGCGGACAAAGACGGTAACATCCTAAACACCTCTGGTGCGGCAAGTAACATTCCAATCGCATCCGGTGATGTATCTGGTTATGCGCACATTAACAAGTTTGGTGCAACAGACGGCGACATAACTGAAGGAACTATATGGGACGGTAATGACGGAGATGTTGAATATCCATACCCAGATGCTGGTTTGGTTTCTGTTTCATCTGTAACGGAAGTGGGTGAAGGTGTTATAATTGAAGGTCTCGATGCAGACTACAATCTACAGACTGAAACTATTGCTATCGGTGGTACAGGTAGTCTGACATTCTCTCGTGTGTTCCGATGTAAGATGGAGACTGTTCAAAACCAAAGTGATGTCATTATTAATCAGGGCGGAGACCTTGCTGCTAAAATTATCGCAGGCCTCGGTCAGACTTTGATGACAACATACACGATTCCTGCCGGAAAGACTGGTTATATACTGGGTCTCAATTTAGGTTCCGATAAAGCATCTACTAACTCACGTATGACGTATCGTTTGTTCTGTCGTGAGATTGCTAATGGTGGTGTATTCCGAATCAAGGCAAACCTAAACGCTGCGGGCGGTCAAAGTCTGGATATTCAATATCCAATTCCACTAGTTGTCCCTGAGAAGTACGATATTAAGATTGACGTTGTTGCTGGTCAAGCAACTCAGGTATCCGCAACATTCGACATTATTTTGGTAGACAACGTATAATGGAAAACTTCGCAGACTTCATTACAGAGCAAAAGAATACGCATATGACTCACATCGAGGACAAAGTCCTGTACGGTGGAGTCGACGGCACTCGTCAGGCAATCTTTGCTCTGCGTAGTCTGCGAGATATGTTGGGTGGGTCTAGTAAGGGTAAAGTCTCGGTAAAGTGGGACGGTGCCCCTGCTGTATTCTGTGGCATAGACCCAAGTGACGGTAAGTTCTTTGTCGCGAAGAAAGGTATCTTCAACAAGAACCCAAAGGTCTACAAGACCGACGCAGACATCGACGAAGACACATCTGGTGACCTAAACGTCAAGTTGAAGGACGCATTACGTTATCTCCCAGAGTTGGGCATCAAGGGTGTTATCCAAGGCGACTTCCTGTTTGGTAAGGGCGATGTCTCTACCAAAACGATTGATGGTGAGAAGTACAGTGTTTTTCATCCAAACACCATTGCATATGCAGTACCCTACGACCAAGCAAAAGAAGTACGTAGTGCTAAGATTGGTATCGTATGGCATACCACATATACTGGAAGTGACTTTGAGTCGATGAAGGCATCATACGGTGTGGATGTTTCTAAACTGAAGAAGTCTAAGAATGTCTGGTCACAGGATGCAATGTTGCGTGATGTCACCAAGGCAACTATGTCTGAGAGAGACACCAAAGAAGTCAACAAACTACTGACACAGATTGGTACTCTATTCAAACAAACCTCTGGTACAACTCTACGTGCACTAGAGAACAATCCTAAACTCGCACAGTCGATTGAGACATACAATAATTCATTTGTTCGTGCCGGTGCGTTACTGCCAGACTCAAAAAAGCATGTTAAGGGATTGATAAGTAATAGGCAAGCTTACTACAAAAAAGAGATTGATAGTAAGAAGTCTGAACGTGGTAAGGACACTTGGAGACAGAAATATGCGGACGAAATGGAGTTTTTCTCTGATTCCAACCGTGCAAACCTAGTTAAAATGTTCGAACTGCAAAAATTAATAGTTTTAGTGAAATTAAAACTTATAAATAGTTTAGACAAACTAAAGGCAATTGACACTTTCGTGAAAACTTCTAATGGTTACAAAGTGACTGGTGAAGAAGGATATGTTGCAATTGATACACTTGGTGGTGATGCGGTGAAACTTGTTGACCGTATGGAATTTTCATACAACAACTTTTCATCTGATATATTAAAGGGTTGGGATTCAACCCGTAGATAATATGGAATAAACCAATAGAGGAATAGATGACTATGTTGTCATTTAAAGATTTAGTATCTGAAGTTCTGGATATGTCGCAACGCCGTAAGATGGCTATGCGAATGAAAAAGAACAAAGCACGAATAGCCATGGCGCGAAAACGTGCGGAAAGAAAATTTGCATCTTTAGACACCCTAAAGAAACGCGCACGTCGACAGGCGCGTAAAGCTATGGTATCGAAGATTACCAAGGGTCAAGATAAAGGTGATATGTCTGTAGCTCGTAAGAAAGGTATAGAAAAGAGACTCGAAAAACCTGCGGTGCAGGCACGTATAGATCGCCAAGCAAAGAAACTTATTAAAGTTGTTCGTAAACAAGAAATCGAACGTAAACGTAATAAGGGAAAGGGCGATAAGAAGTGATTAAGAATTTTAGTCAATACCTTGTCGAAGAAGAACGCGAAGTCTATTTCACGTTTGGTCGTATGAATCCTCCTACGATTGGTCACGGCAAGGTGATGGATGCGTTAGCAAAGAAGTCTGGGAAAGCAGACTATAAAGTATTTGTGTCTCAGTCACAGGACGCAAAGAAAAATCCGTTATCGTACTCCGATAAAATCAAACATACTCGTAAGATGTTTCCGAAACATGCACGGAATATCATGGTGGATAAGTCGGTAAAGACCGCTATCAACGCCATGGTCGCACTGTATGACCAAGGTTATAAGTCAGTAACTATGGTTGTAGGTGACGACCGCATTACAGAATTCGATGTCCTGTTGAAAAAATACAATGGACAAAAGGCCAGACATGGTTTCTACAACTTCAAGAATATCAATATAGTATCTGCCGGTAAGAGAGATCCAGATGCTACTGGTGTTGAAGGTATGTCTGCCTCTAAGCAAAGAGAGAATGCATCGAAGAATGATTTCGTTTCATTCTCGCAAGGGGTTCCTAAGTCAATGTCTAACCCAGACACACGTAAGTTGTTCAACGACGTGCGTAAGGGTATGGGACTGAAGGAAGCCAGTGAATTCCGTAATCACCTAGAACTAGAGACAGTATCCGAAACACGAGAGAAGTTCGTGCAGGGTGAACTGTTTGAAGTTGGTGATATGGTAGTAATCAAAGAAAGTGATGAGGTTGCTACTATATCAGTTCTAGGTGCGAACTACGTCATCGTTGAGACTAACGATGGCAAGAAGATGCGCAAGTGGTTAGAGTCTGTGGAGTTAATCTCCGAAGACGTGACCCAAGGACAACTCAATGATTTAGAAAAGTTCGGTGACCGTTTGTTGAAGAAGTTCAACATTGACATCGAATTTACACGACACTTCGCAGACCGTATGAACGATAAGAGAAATGACCCTGCTATCAAGGTCACAGAACTCCAACGGTTGTTTAAGAAGATCGCAAAGAATAAGGGCAAAGACGTAAAGAAACACGGAGATGCGGAAGCAGTATTGAAAGATATGCAGTCCGACCTGAATCTCCCTGTTGTGGTGAACTATAAGAACGGTGAGTTCGAAGTAGTAAACAAAACTATCATGCGTAAGAAGAATTTCAAGACAACGAGTCCTGAAATTAAGTATGAGTCTCAAGATCCGGACATCAAGGATCGTGAAGGTACTCAACCAGCACGTTACCATAAAGGACTTGCAAAGTCCACCAAAGCAAAACGTGATGCGCACTTCAAGAAACATGGTAAGAAGGCAGACGACGATGCATCTGCATACAAACCAGCACCGGGCGACGCAACTGCTAAGACTAAACCATCCAAGTACACCAAGTCATTCAAGGACATGTATGAAGAGGTTTCTGAACAGGATGAGTTGTTAGAGAACTGGGCAGCGGAGTTGATGCATAAACTTGGTGCCAAGACAATCAACAAGAATAAGTACACCAAGGTGGCTAAACATATCAAGAAAGAACTTGATAGTGGTAAGTATAGTTCTCCGGACTTTGCTGCGGCAGACACTGCTCGTAAGTTTGGTCTAGATATTGATGTGAAGGTACTTGCACAGATGATTAGGAAATTAGCGTGATTAATTTTAAGAAATACCTTGACGAAGGACGTTATTCAGTGTATGATACATTAGACCTAGACGAAGGCCCTGATGGTATCGCAGCAAAGGCAAAGAAGTCCGGTATTTCTCCAGATACTTTGCGAAAAGTTTATAATCGTGGAGTTGCAGCATGGAAGACGGGTCACCGGCCAGGCACAACACCACAACAATGGGGCCATGCACGAGTTAATGCGTTCATAGTCAAAAAGAAAAAAGGCAATCTTAACCACGATAAGGATCTGATATAAAATGAAAGAATTTTTCCAACTGAGAGAATCTTTACAACAACTTAAAGAAAAACGTGAACTGGTCACTCTTGGTGGTACTTCTGCTAAAGGTGGCAAGATGTTCATGGGTGATTCTGGTATCAAGAAATTGGTTGACCTGTCTAAGAAGAATCCCAACATCGAGTACACTGTTAAGTCAGATAACTACGGTGACTTCAAAGCACACTGGTTGAAGAATGGTAAGTTCGCAAAACAAACTGTTGCTAATATCAACTTCGACATGGATAAGAATGCTGTCCGTGGCGTACCGAAAGGTAAAACCGTAAAAGACACAATCTTTGTAGTTAGGTATACCAAATAAAAACATTTAAAGAGATAGAAGAGAGTTAGAAAAATGGCAACAATAATCCCAGCTGGCACTGTTATTGGTGAAGGGACTGTAATCAAAGTAAATGGTGTAGACAATACACCACAACAATGGGGCCATGCAAGAGTAAATGCCTTCATTGTTAAAAAGAAAAAGGGTGGTCTTAACCACGACAAAGACTTAGCTTAACCTATAACTAACTAGGAGACCACAGTGTCGACAATAAACATTTTTCCTACTTTTAAAGCAGGAACTGTACTTAGTGCAGGGACAACTATAAAATCTGCAATAGCCACGTTTGTGGAGGGTTCTTATCAACCAGAACAAGTAATACCAGTTACTGGTCATAGAAACAGGAGTGCTATTGACCCTACAAATAACATCGTTTGTCAAACGTATTGGCATCTTAACAAGACGTATGCAGTAATTGGCACACTGGATTCTGACAGTAACATATCTTGGGACTCTCCCATTTACCTTTATAATGGTACTCTTAGAGGTCAAACTCTTTTTGATGCAAATTCCGGTAACTTTTTGGTGATTGGTGCCGTGGACGGAAATTTGAAGGGAATAGAGATAGACCCATCATCAAATACATCAACTTTAGTATCGAGTGCTGTTAGTGCAGGGAACCCTGATTGGGATGTTGCTGGTGACGGTGTTGGTAACTATCTGGCTATAGGTTCATCTACTAATGATAAAGGTTCCTTAGTAAATGTTACCTATGACCGAAATGCTAACCCTAAATTCAACTTTGGTTCGAGTACACAATATCTTAATGGGAGAGTTGGTGATGTAGGAATAACATATTGTTCAAATCAGGATAAGTTCGTTTGTGTTTACAGCGACTTTGGTTCTAGTCACGGCAAGGGGTTTGTTTGTGAACTTGCATCAAATCCTCTCAACCTTCCTACCACAGGAACACACACCACCTTTGATAACCAATACGCATTTGATATATCTCTTTCTTATGACGAGACAAATGGTTATGTTGCACTTGCTTCTTATTCTCGTGATGCCGGTAATACAGGTACATTATACGTGGCTACTATAGACGGCATGTCATTGACATGGGGTACGGGAGTTACATACGAAACTGCTGAATCTTTCTTCAATACGGTAGAGTACAATAGTTTCGATGATACCTTTGTAGTCGCTTGGATGAGTAAGTCGTCCAAACATTCTAAACGCCAAGAGTTCACTTTAGACTCCTCTGGAAGTGTAAGTCTCGGCAATGTACATACTCTAACCACCACAGAAGTTGGTGAAGATAACAATCGTTTCGGATTCGGCATCATGCCATGTTCATTAGGTACCGTATACACATTTTTTGAAAAAAGCAGCAACAGTCCTTCAGACTCTGTGATGAAATCTTTGGTCAAGACGGCCGATAGTTACGTAATTGAACCACCAGCAACACCATCCTCATCTGGTCTAGTACCAAATAAAATCTTCATGTGGAGTTCAGATGCTGCTGCTTACCAAAATGGTGTTGGACGTTCAGATGTAGGTGGTGTGGTAATGACGGATGGTGACTTCAGCAATCCTACCACTATACAGTTAGACTCTCCACAAATGGTAGTTGGTGGAGAAGGTAAAGTTGTAACTATTTCTCAACTTGGTGAAATCAAAGTTTATGACGAATCTACTGGTCAGTTAGAACAAACATTCAATGATTCATACCTTGATTCAGTAAAAACAACCGATCTATGGGGATCGGCGAATGATGCTGTCATTGGAGCAGGAAAGATATTCATTAGTGCACCTGAATACAATCCTCAAGGAATTGGTTCAATAATTGTTGTCGATCTATTGGATCGTAATGTCGATACATATTTAATTACACCGACATTGGGTAACTATAGTCGACTGAGTTCAGTTTCCTATGGCGGAATTCACTTCATTGATGGTAGAATATATGGTCATACAGAGCAGTGGTCTTCTGCTGATCAGGGAATATGGCATTTTGCCCCAGATGGTTCGGATGAACAGTTTATTCCTACGCCTGGAGCAGACGGTGGTTCGGGACTTGTAAAGTGGGGAGATAACTTTGTAATACACTCAGGCTATCATGATATACAATTGATTGATTCGTCAGGTGCAGTTTTACAGACTTTGTCCAAACCCGTTGATTTCAGTTTTGGTCAAGACTTTGGTCTCACCTCTACTGGTAAATTAGCTGTCCTAAAACATGAGACTAATAGTCCGATGACTCATTCAATTTTCTTATACGATGAAGGATTCACTAATGAAATTGAAATTACTCAACCGGCGGACAGTACTGATATTTATTGGGGATATGGAACTAAAGCAAATAGTGGTGGTTTTGAAGTCTTTGGTGAATATATCTTAGTATCTGCTACAGAAGCGGATAACAATGGTATCACTAATTGTGGTGCGGTATATCGTTATAATGACTCTGGTGTTCTACAGGATATATTCTATGGAACTGTCGCCAATCAAAAGATTGGTACCAACATATCAGTAGGTACTGCATTACCATCATAATAAGGAATAAATATGAGTAAGACTAAGAAACCACGCAACAAAAAGATGTCTCAAGAGAAACGAAAAAGGTTGCAGTCTACTAGTTCTGAAAATAATAAGTTTAACATGACGGGGTCGCAAGGCCCCAGTCTCAAATTAAATAATACAAACCGCGCTCCATCTAAGGTATTTCGAGGCGCATCAAGAGGAAGTTGAAGTGAAATCGTTTAAAGAGTTGCGTGAAGCATCAGTTAAAAGAATGGGTACCGTATCCCTTGATGAAGGTGCGGAGAACTATACTGTCAAGAAAGGGCCATATACTCGTAAGGTAGATGGTAAGACTGCTGACAAGATGAAACGTCAGGGTTGGAAGATTGTTGCTCGTGAAGGTGTCGAACTCGAAGAAGGAAAGATGAAAGAGTTTCATGACTACATCAACCAAGGTAAATCTGCACAGTGGATTGCTAAGAAGATGGGTTTAGACATGAAGACTGTAAAAGAATTGATGGCAGACATGAAAGAGTCTGTACAAGAAGTCACTGAAGCAAAGTCTTCATCTGACTA